CCGGTGTTGCGCAGAACCCAGTCACGCTTGAACAAGTCGCAGATATCGACCACACCGCCGGTTTCCACCTGGAGACGTTTGGCGGTGTGATTTGCCAGCTTTGCCAGGGTTTTGGTGTGGGCGATCCCCACCCCAACCGGGATGCCTGTGCAGCGAAGCACTTGGCTGCGGATCTTCCTGCCGAGCGCATCCCGGCCATCAACGCCGGTCATGTCGGCAAAGGCTTCGTCAATGCTGTAGACCTCGACGGCGGGCACCATCGATTCAATGAGCGTCATGACCCGCTCACTCATGTCGCCGTAGAGGGCGTAATTCGACGAGAACGAGACGATGCCGTGCTTGTGCAGCTTGTGCTTGATCTGAAAATACGGTTCGCCCATTTTCACATAGGGCTTGGCGTCGTAACTGCGGGCGATCACGCAGCCGTCGTTGTTGCTCAGCACCACAATGGGCACGCGCGCCAGGTCGGGTCGAAACACGCGCTCGCAACTGGCATAAAAGCTGTTGCAGTCGACTAGGGCGAAAACTGGCTGGGGTTTAGACATGGCTGCGCACACTGCATGTAATGACGCCCCATATCACCAGCTCATCGCCCTCAAGCACGTACCTAGGTGGATACTTTGGGTTCTCCGACAGGAGAATCACCTCCTTGCCACGAATGCAAAGCCGCTTGCATACGGGCTCGTTGTTCAGCAGCGCTACGACGATGTTACCGTGTGCAGGCTCCAGAGCCCGGTCCACCACCGCGAGGTCGCCTTCAAAAATACCGGCGCCTTGCATGCTCTCTCCAGCGATTGAGACCAGATAGACATGCGGGGCGCGAATGTTCAGAACCTCATCCAATGAGATGTGCGCTTCGATGTGGTCCGCTGCTGGAGATGGAAACCCGGCGGGCACTCGAAACGAACACAAGGGCAGCTTCAAGCCACCCTCGGCAATAGGGCCTAGAATTGAAAAGCTCATGACGCACGTTCCAAAATACTGTACAGACATACAGTTAACTTTGTACAAGGTTGACGGTCAATTTTGTATAGGAAAAATCTGACAGGCGGGGGCTCTGCTAATGCCGGAGGCAGAGCGGTATCAGGGCGTCGAGCGGAAGCAACCTTGGTGCCAAAGAGCGTCGGGATCGTCTATATTGTCGCTAGGCCAAAGCTTCGGAACTCGACAAGCACATATTCAAACATTGAAGGAATAACAGTTATGCCAGAATATGCGTTTCTTGATGACGACGGGAGATTTGGGGCTATATGGTACGACGACGGAAGCGATATAACAGTTTTTCTACCTCACGCTGACCAAGAAATACAAAAAAGCTCCTTAGAGTTCTGGCGTGAACGTTATGAATATGTAGGAAAACCCGAGGACAAACTATCATTCCCTCCTGAAATACATGCTGCCGCTTTAGCTGCCAGCTTGGTAAACTCATACATTAATATGAGCACTATAAAACCCCTCGTACGGCCTCGTGGTAGTTTTCACCCAAGAGTATGGCGGGGAATACCACCAAAGCATATGCTTGACGAAGGGTATAACGGCCTACCTCGCGACCCGACTGAAGATCACATTTATTTAGAAAGCACTCTTGCTGCCTCAAGCTTACTGGAAGAATTAACAGGGCTTTTCCGTACAATAACACCGGCACCTGCAAACGATACAGCTTATGGGCATCGAGTCCGAGAGCTGCTGATTCTTGCGTGCACAGAGGTGGAGGCCGCGTGGAGGGGCATATACACGGCAAACCGCACATCAACAAAGAACTCATATTCAACAAAAGAATACGTAAAACTAATGCCTTTATTGAAACTCGACGAATGGGTTGTGCGTTTGAAAGACCATCCCAGTTATCCTGACATCACGCCATTCATCGGATGGGACGACGCGGATGGAATGACGACTAAAAGCTTGTCATGGTACGCCGACTACAACGCCATAAAGCACAACAGAGAGAATGAATTCCCGAAGGCTTCAATGGGGTCACTGATCAAAGCCATGGCTGCGGTTCATGTTCTTCAAATTGCTCAATGGGGACCAGAGCTTTTTCAAAGATTTCACGGCAATCGATACTCTGCTTTTGAAACCTTCAAGACTCCTATATATGGACCAGAAGAACAATACATCGTACCGTCGGTGGGACTTTATCCAAAAATCAAAACGCCATTCTTCGGATAGTTCAAGTAAACGACGCCATATGATCACGAGCGGCCAAGCTACTGCTCTTGCTTGCCAGTCACATAATCCCGGAACCTCATCACTTCCTCTCCCAGCCAATCGTTTAGTTGTGACATACGCGTCTGAATGGGCTCCAGCTCGTTTGCTGCGTAGATCTGTGCCGCCTCCCTTATGGACCCGAACCCACCCGCGTTCTGGGGCACGATGCCCATTAGCTGCGGAGGTATGCGCAGGCTTGCGAGCACGTCGTCACGGGTCTGATTTTTAATCGAATTGAATTCATCCTTCGCCGCTACTTCACTGACCGGAATTAGCTGAATACCGTCCTTCTTGCCAGTGGGAGAATAGACAAACAAGTTCCGAAAATTCCCCGGCCCCTTCGCCTCCTTCAAAGCTTTACGCAAAGCGTCGATATCAGCCTCAGTCTGTGCCGCGTCGGTCATATACAGGATGAAACCCGCGTGACTCCCGTTCTCGTAATACTTGCGCCGAAACAACGTCGCCGACTCATTCAGCAATGCCGACTGCAACGCACTGATCCACTCCGGCAGCCCATAAATCTCCTGGTGCAAATCCGCCTCGCGCAGGTGGAAGATGCTCCCCGGCTCAAACGCGTGCTCGTTCTTCCAGCTCTGCACTTGGTAGAACTGCCCCTCCGGCCCAACCCGCATGTACTTCGCCAACGAGGGCATCAGTTGCCTGGTGCTGCCGAGCACCGAACGGCGCTTTTCCAGATAGCCATTGCCTAAGCACAGAAAATCTAGGGCGAACTGTTCAAAAGCCACACGGGACAGCATCGGATGCGGGATAAACGTCTTGCTCAACAGGTTCCGCTTGAACATCAATCCCGAATGCAGATGCACGCTCGCCCCCACCGATCGAGCCAACCCGTCCAGCGAAAGCGGCGGCTCATACCACCGCCCGTTGAACCAGCACTCCAAGTAATCGAAAACATCCCGACCACCCAGCACGGGCGTCGGCTCACCGAAGGAAAACACCTGAGTTCCAGCGCCAGTGGCGGGTGTCGTCGCGGGCAATGTCTGGCTGGCGAGTTGTTCGGTCATCAGTAAATCTCCATGCGCCCGGTGTTGGCAGTGGTCTGCCCCTCAAGCGGTTCGTGGTGCAATGCGTGGAAGAGCGCCCAGGCCAGGTCGGCGTGGCCGGTGTTGTCGTTGCGGCCGGCGGTGTAGGTGTACTGGCGCCCGCCGGCGGTGACGGTTTTGCGGATCGCCATCAGCGACTGGGCCATGTCGGTCCAGCCCGCATCGAATTCGAGCCGGCCTTTGTGAATTACGTCGTAGGCCTTGAGCACCAGACGGGTTTTGACTTCGGGCGAGTAGCTGAAGGTGGTCACGGCCGGGAAGAACTGGCGCACCAGCTGTGCCACGCCACTGCCCAGGCCGGTCACGTCGATACCGATGTAGGTCACCCAGTAGCGATCGCAAACGCTCTTGATGAATGCGGCCTGCGCGGCGAAGTCCATGCCCCGGAATTGGTGGCGTTCGAGGATGCGGAATTTGCCACCCGGAACCAGCGGCGGCGCAACCACCACCATGCCGGAACAGTCGCCCGTCTCGGCCGGGTCGTAGCCAATCCAGACTTGTCGATCGCCAAACGGGCGCATGGCAAAGGGTTTGTAGTCCTCGTTCCATTCGACCCAACTGTCCACCATGCAGGACTGCAACAGGGTCAGCGGGAAGATGCTCGCGCCGTCGTCGACGAACTCACACATCAGCAGGTTAGCGAACGCCTCGGGGCTGTATTCGCGGCGCAGTTCTTCGATATCGAACAGGTCACAACCGCCCCGCTCCGCATCCAGAATCGTGACGATCTGCCGCCACAGCCGATCCTCGCAAAACCGCCCCTGCTGGAGCGCGCCGTGGGAAACGTCCACCTTCGTATGCTGCGCGGCCGGCTTGCCCTTGTTGAA